ATTAAGGGTATTCCGTTAGATTGCAATCATATGATTGAACTTCGTAAGATTGCAATCATTCAAGCATCCATGGGAGTTATGGTTAGTCAAGGTAAGTATGATACTCTTGGATGTTTTAGTCAGTGGAAGTTAGGACGGCTGATTCCTATGCACTATTCTAAGAGCACAACCCATCTTGAACTGTACACAGATAAGAGTATTAACCCTCTAAATCTGCCACAACTTATTTGGTGGGCTTTAATGATGTGTATGTTTGGTATCTTTACTGAACAAATCAATACATATCAACCAGCTGTTACCGCATTGTGTAATGAACACGGCAAGGAAATGAATGAGAACAATTTCCTAATGATCATTCGTAAGATGTATGAAAATAGCATTGTTGGAAAGTTTTCTCTTGTTACATTAGGAGAATGCCCACAATCGTTTTTTACGTATGAGTCATTTCCAACTGGTTCACAAGTCCGCCGGTTTAAGAACCACGGTGAATGCCGTGTAAATGCTTTGTACGCTGTTCCACAGGAAGTAGACTATATTAACGAACGTGGTTGTCTTTTCTGTCGTTATAAGCCTCGTCCCAGTGATTGGGAAGAAGGAACAATTAGTGACACAAAGGCAGAACTTGTTGATGCAATGCGACTAGCGGTGCCATTAAGTATTCGCACCGATACACCGGTTCCGGTTAGTGTAGTAAGTGGACTCGAACAATTAACTATTACATCACCCCCTACTGGTTGTGAACGTGTCGTATTCAAGTTAATGGGTCCAACTGGTTGTGGCAAGACTACAACACGTCAAGAGCTAGAGAGACAGCTTGTTGCAAAGGGATATCAAGTATTTGTAGTCAGTCCAGATGATATTAATAAGGTTGGTGGACGTAATGTAAATCAACAAATTACAGCACAACTCGGAAACTTCATTGATGCAACCCGGGGTAAGAAGCGTGCTATTATTCTAGATATGTGTAATGAAACACAATTTAATCAAAAGTGTGTGTTTGGTAATGACATCTCTGACTTTAAGGTTGTAACTATTATGCCCAACTTTATGGCACAAGACGACTATGGAAATTTTACAAAGTGGTGTCTTTCGAATGTGCTCGGACGTCCGATGCATGGACCTAATACCATGTATTGGTTGAATCCACAATCAGCAGGCGTTGATACTTGTATTAAGGTGCACAATGCCAAGGTAAGTGGAATTATGCGTATCCTAAATATTCCAAATAAGGGTTATGCAATCAAGGTCACAACGAATATGGATGAAGTTATGGCTACTATCAGGGATGGAGCAGCACAACATGCGCTCAAGCTAGCTGCAAGACCATCTATTCAAGATCAAATGAAGATCTTGCTCTCAAGTAATGGTATTTAATTAATTATACTAACAAAATTTTTTGTAAGTTTTTAGATAAAGATAAAATAGTATATAGCGACAAAAGTAGGACTTTCTCAACCTCCGTTGTTTGATATTATCCAAACATTTAATTTCTAAAATGTATTATATGAAATTAATAATTTATATAATTTTATTTATTATATTGATTATTTATATAAATAATCAATCAATAGAACAATTTACAAATCAAACTGAACATAGGATTGATAAACAAAAATATTTACCCATGACAGATTATAAACAATTAATTGCATCGCCAAGTGTTTCAATTAATAATACAAAACATCCCAGTATTCCAATGCATAATCCATATATTACTATCAATCAATATAATGCAAATTATAATCCCTATTTTAAATCTCATTTAAATAATTCTAAATTTGATAATATTGTTGCATATAATGATATTAATAATATTAACTTTGGTATTAATAATTCTTATAGTCTTAATCCTACAAAAACCACTACAAATATAACAGAAAATCCTATAGAAAATCCTATAGAAAATCCTGTAGAAAATCCTGTAGAAAATACTGTAGAAAATACAGAATCAATTGCAACTACAATTGCTACAGCAAATGCTAAGAATACAGATGGTATTGATAACTGGGTTATAAAAGATACTGGTTATTCCGATATATTTAACGATGAAGATATTGGTAGTTATCAAATTAATCATATATTAAATACACCTAAACCAGTTCATTTTTTAGATAAAACAATGACTGATATTAATAATAAAATAGCTATAAAAAGACCATTTGGGAGAATAGAGACAATTAATATTAATAGTCCTAAATTACCAGGCATAGGAGCTTATCAAATGACAAATAAACCAAAACAAACAATGATATATGATGCGTCTGAATTATCAGATATTGTATATGATAATGTTGACTATTATCCTATTGAACAAGATAAACATATATCATCTAATAAAAATGAATCTTATTCTGATACTATTATAGATAATAATAATAAATATCATTTATTAGGTATTGCTTATAATCATGTATATACTCAATATTATTTAATTTATGAATCTATTATTCAGCAAAAAGATGATAATATCATTTTGAAAGATAATATGAGTAATATGAAATTACAATTATATAATTATGCATTAGTTCAAATGGAAAATAATAAAGAAGTTATAAAATATATTTTTGGTCCTAGAGATAAAATAAACTATAATGATATTGTTTATTTTCATCAAGGTTTTATAAAATTAGGACCATTTATTGTAAATAATATTTAATCTATATTATATATATAATAAAAAAAATGTATAAAAATATTCAAATGAAAATTAAATTACGTATGTTATTAATTGGACTTGTTTTAATAGGTGCTATCAACTGGGGGACAACTGCAATTGGTTATAATTTAGTTGAATTATTATCAACCACACTAAATAAAACTTTTAATTCAAATATACCTATTAATAATATAATATATGTTATTGTTGCTCTAGCTGCTATTAAATTAGCAAGTGATAAAACAACATGGTTGCCATTTTTAGGTATGGGTGTTTTGCCATCAAATTTAATACCATTAACAAAACCATCAAGTGATAATAATAAAAAGATAAATATAAAAACATATCCAAATAAGAAAATAGCATATTGGACAGCAATGCCATCTGTTAATAGTGAAATACCTAATGTAGAAGAAGCATATTCTGATTATTCTAATAGTGGTGTGATTATGTCAAATGATAAAGGTGAAGCCACTATTGAAATAAAAGAAGGCAGTAGTTATATTGTTCCATCTGGTAATGTAATACCAAAACATGTTCATTATAGAGTATTAGGTCTACCATATGGTATGATAGGTAAAATAGAAACATTATATTATTAAAACAAAAAATAAAATTATTTATCTTCACACAGCATTCAACGAGGAAATACCTTATACCAGTATTCTCACTTTGGCACACCTATATGATCAAGCTCTCTTAGCTTTGCCTGGATGGCTTCATCAGAATGCTTTTCGTCTACTAAAAGCTTAACGTACTCTGCTCGTCCACATTTGATATCAGAGGCGGTCATATTGATTGTTCTACTAGAATCTGTCCATGCAGGCACATTACCACTCAAACAATTTAATGTATAGTCTATTTGCGATCGGCTGAATTGGGCTTTCTTCATTAACTGTATTATTTCATCACGTGATAGTGTTATTGTCTCTGGTTTTTTAACTATAAATATAACAAGTTCTAGATAATATTTGTTCCAGTATCTACCAAAACCACGAGGTTCTTTTTCCCTAGCTCGCGCGAGACAAAGCTGAACAAAGGAGTCATTGTCATCATCGTCACTATCTGACATTGTAATTATAATATATATTTAATATATATATTATAATATTATTATTTCAATTTTTTTTATTCTATAAGAATAATAATCAATTATTGACTAACATTTAGACTATTTATTGATGGATATTCTAGACTTGTTTCACTAAATTCACCAGTATTGTTTACTGGTAAAGCCACTGATGATAAATTATCTGTTGGTGTAATTGTATTTGTTGTTGTATTAGTTGTTGTGGTAGGTGTTGTAGTAGGTGTTGTAGTAGGTGTTGAACGAGATGTAAGCAAGAAAAATAAACCAATACCACCAAAACAAATAAAAATAACAAGTGCAACAACCATTGCAAAACCCTTGGCTACATTTCCAACTGCGTCACCACCTTCTTTTACTACCTCTGCTGCACCTTTTAGAATTTTCTGTCCGGCTGTTCCGCCTTCCTCAATAATCTTAGATCCAGCATTACCAACTGATTCTAATATAGCAGAACCAGCAGCACCCATTGCATAAATATCACCTTCAATTCTTGCTTTTGTTACTTCATCTACATTATCATTGATATTTTTTACTAAATTTTTTATTGTTAAATTATAATCTGATACTAACTTAGAAGCAATATCATTATATATTGTTTGAGTAAAAACACACTCCATTACATCTGATACTTTACCAACTTGTTCTGTGCCTTCAACTCTTAAAGTGCCTCCAACCTTTGCTCCTTTAATACTTAATTTATTTTCAGCTGTAGTCTTTGCATCACATTTTGAAAGATTATCAGATGTTAATAAATTTGATATAGTATCCGCTGTTTCATTATTTTTTTCATATCTAAAACTTTCATTAAGATTAAACATATCTTTTAATTTTTTTGTTGCTTCATCTGATGAAATATTTGATGTGGAAGTGCCAATACTTAATGATAATATATCTTTTAATGCATCAACTCCTTTGCCAGCAACATTTGCAATTGAATCAACAATACCACCAACAGATGTTCCACCTTTACCTGTGTCTGTCAATGATTTCTTATTAATATTTGTTTCTTCTGCTGCCATATTAATATTTTCTAGTAAGTTTTTAGTAATATCATTTACTATTTTATTTGTAATTGTTTGTGCAGATACCATTTTAACATCTTGTTCTATATTGGTAGTTTGTTTAGTTCCAGATATTATAAAATCACCTCCAGTTGATATATTTTCTAAATTTATTTCATTTGATATTTTAATTAATTTCATCAAATCTGCATTATTTTTACTTACTGTTGTTGCAACTGCATTAGACATTAGTTTAGCCATTCCTGCTATAACTTTACTTTTATCAATTTTTTTGTCAATCTCTTGAAGATCATCTGCTCTTTTCCTAGCTGAGGTGGTATCAGAAGTGCCAATCTCAAGACCACTAAAATTTTCAATTGGTGTAAGTTTTTTTATTTGATTTAACTGATCAACAAAATCAATACTAAATGCATAAAATAAAATAATTTTATCATATTTAATTGTTTTGATAATAGTATCTAATATTAATTCCCATATATTAATAATAGTTAATGAGAGTTTATTAATATATTCATCTGTAAATAAACAATCAAATGAAATAGTAGAACATGCTTTATTATCACGTATTAATATATTATAAAATAATTGGTGTATATTAATAGTAGTAGTCATTTTTAATGGTTTAGTTAATTCATACTCTAAACTTAATTTTTCAGCAATAGTATTAACAGTCTGTAATGATAAGCCAGTTAATCCAGATAATTCAAATAATTTAATATGAAGATCTTTGAATCTATGTGTTAAAGGTAATTTTGTAACTATTTTTAATAATTCATTACTAAATGTTTTTACAACTAAATTAATAATGATATTTATTTCTTGATCATTATTTGATTTAATCATTCTTGCAATTTCATTTGTATTACTATTTATTGCTACATTTAATGAATATGTTAATATATTATTAACACTAGATACAATATTATTATAATTTAATTTCATACTTTTTTTAACTAATTCAACATATAAAAATTTTGCAATATTCTCATTATTTGTATTAATTTGTAAATGTGGATATTCTTGATTTAACTTATAATTTAATTTATCAGTTTTGATCAAATCGAAAATATTTGCAGGAATATTACCATTTAATATTTTATTAAAGTAATTCATATTATTTTATATATAACAAAGTAGAAAATATTAAATATATTTATTTTTATATAAAATTGAAATATATATATAAAAATATCTAATCATTAATATTAAAAAAGCATGACAAATAAGAAATCAAAGGTTTCAACTATATCAGATACAACTAGTGTTAAAACAAAAAGTTCCCCATCAAAAAGTTCTACAAATGAATTAAATATAAAAGAATTACAGTGTGTAACTCCATATCGTTTTATTAATCAATACACACGTATATCTGTTGAACCATATCATATGAATTCCGATATTGAAAATAATATGAAAAATATTGTTAAAGATCAAACAGAGAAAAGATGTAATAAATATGGTTTTGTTGATACTGTATATCGTATTGTAAAATACTCAGAAGGTATAATGCCACCTGAGAATCTTAATGGTTGTGCTATTTATGATATAACATATCATTGTAAAATATGTATTCCAATTGAAAAAACAATTATTATTGGTATTATAAAAGTAATTAGTCAAGAATTAATTGTTGCTACTAATGGTCCACTTATGATTTTTATACCAAAAGAAAATATTGATACAAATATATGGGACATTCCTGATAATTATGTAAATAAGAAAACTGGGAAAAAATTAATGATTGATGATTATATTAAAATACAAATTATGGCTAAACGAATTAATCAAAATGATATTCAAATTAAAATTATTGGATATTTAATTGATATAGCTTTACCAGATGAAATTGATAAATATTTTGGCACACAAATATCAAGTAAAAATACTGATGATACTACCGGAGATTGCACCGGTGAAGATGGCTCGTGTCTAACAACTGTTGAAACAAATACAATAGATAGTGTAAATACTACTACACCTAATACAGAGTCAAATTTTATTATATAAAAGAATATTATATTTTATATAATAAAAATATTGATTTTTTATTTTATTAATAATAACAATTATAATTAAAACAATTACACACTGGTTTTGACCTTTAGTGGATTTCACTTGTCACTCAGTTCACATGTTACTGTCTCCACTGACAATAACGCCAATAATAAAAGAAATTGTTACAATTTTTGAAGCCTCTCCAACATTGCCATTACCATTGGATATAATAAATAAGCATAGTTGTCAAACACAAATAACTATATTAGATAATTTGTTAAATTATGTGAATAATAGACCAATATTACAATATGGTAAAACAAATATAAATTGTAAAATGAAGTATTATTATACTTTATTATGTTTTATTGTAAGTGTATTAAATAATTTATATATTACATCGGATGAGACTCATCATATTAATCTAGATAAATTAATTAATAATAGAGTATTATATAAATTATCTAGTGCTTATAATGGTAATTTACTTTTACAAATACTGGATCGAATTAAATATAAAAAAACTATAACTGGATTTAACCATTGTATAATTTATACTGCTAGTGTAGGAACATTTGAAACATTTGTATGGTGGGTTCATTTTATTAATAATACTAATTATAATAGACGTTTAATTATTAGTCGTGGTTTAATGGAAAGATTTTTAACAATGCCAGTAGTTAATAATGACGGAGTGAATGTAATGTTTATAGATTTACTAATGAAAACATCTATAAATATGGAACAGCTTATTATGAAATCAAGTATAAATTCGGATAACAGGGTGTTTAAATATATTTTAAATGAATATAAAATAAATAATCAAATTATTAATTTTACAGATGAATTATTACAAAAGATTCTTACTATATTAAATACTGCTACTTTTGATACAAAAAATGTATTAAATACAAAATATATATTAAAACGTCTTAAATTATTATCAGAATATGTAAATATTGGTCATTTGTTTGATTATATTATTAGTTCATATAAATTTACTAATATTAATGTAATAATCACATTACATAAATTTACCTATTATTATAATAAACCACATACATTTAATAACATCTCTATAATTGTAAAAAATTTATATTTAAAAAATCTAAATGATGAGTGGTATTTCAAAATAGAAATTAATAATATCATTAAACTTTTCAAGACACATAAAGAAAAAGAAATGGTATTATTATGTATTCTAATAATAGATGAAATAAAAAAAAATTATATTAGAAAAAATATAATTTTTGATAAATTGAATTTAATAAAAAAGTATGATACAATAATTTATAAGATAAAATGGAATCAATATGAACATATCATAAACTGGGATAAATTCAATAAAAAATCACTTGTTTATAAACATATTATAAATAATATAATAAATACTATTGCATCACGGGCTGGTGCAGAGGGAACACCTGAGTGGCCATTTAATAAATTTACACCCGAACTAGTTCATTTTACTTCAAACCAACAAGATGAAATAGAATTTACAAGAATTAATAAAGTATTAAATATTTTAAAACGTATTATCAAAAGACGTTATAATTTAAACTTGTATAAAAAATTAAATAAAATATCAACTATTACATTAGCGCTGAAACAAAGATTTAATGATTTACAGTTTAATCACTTTATTAAAAAATATCCACACATTTTATATGAGTTAAATAATATATATATAATAGATAATATCAATTCTATTTATAATTATGTATTAAATTCATCCTATTTATCAATATCACAAAATATGAATTTATCGTATCTAGTTAAAATAATAGAATTTTATATAAATGATAATACTATATATGGAATTATTGATATTGATATACCACAAACAACATATGATGAACGATGCAGATTTTTATTAAATGCACATCCAGAAACAATATATTTACAACATAATAATAAAATAAATATTGATTCAGTAGATATAAAATTATACCATAAAAATATAATAGATTATGTTAATAAAAATAAAGATAATATATCATTCTTATGGTGGCCTTTAATGGCTTATAAATATACTATTTCTTTATAAAATATTACTTTATAATAATATTTTATAATTATTCTACATTTTTATATTTTCCTTGAAGATTATTATTTTATATAAAAAGTATAATATGATCAATTATTACTATATGTAAGATTTAACCAATTTAACATTTTAATATAAACCATTTGTGGTATATAGTCATTATCTTCATTTGGGACTAATATAGAATGTTCTGTATTTGGTAATATTACTAATTCTTTATCAATATATTGTATATTATCAAATGTTGTTTTAATTCCTTCATAAGATATTATCGTATCATTTGATCCATAAAATATTAATAATGGTATATTCCATTTAGAAACATTTAGTGGGATCCATAAACTAATATTATATATTTCTCTTAATGTACACAATGGATATGGTGCATCAAAATTATAAGGACATTTTTGTTTTAATTCTTGATATTTAATATTTCTAGTTGTTTTTGTGGCTATATTAGTTGATGATAAATTAATACGTTTTGTTGGAAAAATATAACTAGTAAAACGTAATAAATTAACTAAAAATTGCGATGGTTTAATATTTTCATCTATACCACATAATGGACTTAATAATATAATTCCTTTTATAAAATCGGTTATATTAATATTATCTATTATATATTTTAATACAACAGCACCACCCATAGATTCTGCTAATAAAAATATTTTTTTATCAGAATACATATTTAAAATATGTATAATAACATTTTCTAAATCATTAACTAAATCATTAAAATTTTTAATACAACATCTTATTCCATCACTTCTACCATGACCATGAAATTCAAATGCAAATGATTTATATTCTACATTTGAAAAAAAATTATCTCTTTCATGAAAATCATTATGACATTTATAAACCGGTTGGAAATGTGATCCTATACCATGAATATGTATAATTATTGCTTTTATATTATAAATCGGTTTTCCTTCAATAATATTAATTTTACCATGTTTACCATTTATAAACATCTATATAATATAGACTATATAATATAGTAGATAATATTATAACCATTATAATAAAAATTAAAAAAAAGTATATAAGTGAAAGTAATATTATTTTATAAAACATGACAGCATTTATGCACGCACTCATCATACGAGTTCTGACTGTATTTATCCAACGAATACTATTCATAATCTGTGTGCACTACTAGAAGAGTTCAATCGCTTGAAGGCTGCCATTTTCGCACGTGCAGCAGATGCTCTAGCCGGTAATGCATTCGGGGAGAATTAAGGTGGTATAATTACACTAAGCTAACCGGTCTTGAGAAAATTCACAAAAATATATATGAAGCCTCTTAAGAGGTTGTGCACGAATGGTATTAGTGCTTTAATTATAATTTTATAATTTTATAATGTAAATAAAAAAAGTATATTATATATTATTCAGCGCATATAATCACAACTTGTTTATTTGTATGTAATTCTGCTTTCAAATTAACACGATTATTACGCATATATGATTTATCTAATTCATCAAAATAATTGATTGATTTATTAGTAGTCATTATTATATACACATGTGGATAAAAACCATTATCTAATTTATCAAGCCAACTATTCCACCCTGATTTATTCTGTATTTGAATAGGAATATATTTATGATCAGAAATATTATTATGAATTTTATTTATAATAATATCTATTTCTTCAAGAACTATTATTAAAGGTGAATTACTAGTTGGATTTATCTTTCTATAAATCTTACCAAAATCATCACCTGGTGTTGTAGGATTAAATGTATCAATATAATTAAGTTGGTTAATTATATTTTGACATATTGATTTATTTGTTAATAATTCTTTAGCTAAAAAAGTAGCAATTTTTGATTTACCAGTTCCAGGTGGTCCTGATAATAAAATGACAGATGTTTTAGATTCTTTTTCATTCATTATTCTAATTGTTTCGGATATAATTAATTTTTGATTTTCATATGGTTCTAATTTTGAATATGATATTTCACGATTATCATATCTATAACCATAACTATTACCGGACCGTTCCCAGTATGAAATATGTGTATTATTTACTTCTGTTTGTATAGTACCATCAAAAATATGTTTAGATTTATTTATATTCATAAATATATATAATTCAGTAATTTCATTTCGTTCTCCATTAGTTTTTATTATATATCCAATAAACCATAAACCAGCAATCCATCCAATATATTCATCACCATCACGAATTGAATATAAATGCACATGAGGATAAATATATTTTATTTTAGTCGATGATATTTTAATCATACTCCATCCAAAAATAGATGATAATATAAATGGTAATGACCATATAATTGTCATTGTTGAAAATATAAAAGGAGATAAGAACGCAAATAATGCATACAGCATTTCAAGACTTAAAATAATATAAAATATATTTACTTTATATTATTTTTTCATTTTTTCTTATATCAATTAAGAACGTTTTTTATAACATAACCAATAAGCATTCATTAAATGTCTTATTAATTCTGTTTCTGATGAAATTTCAAAATGAACACTATCATCAAATACATACCATTTACCATTCTCTTGTTTACCAACATATACATAATGTCCGCCATCAAGAGTTCCATAATGTAAAATAGCACCTTGTAATGAATAATCACGCCAATCAATATTAATTACTACTGGATGGTTATTTTTAACAATAGTAATTTCTTCATTATTTACATTGCCATTATTAACACAACTATAACGTTTTAAGAATATAAATAGATAATCAGGCCATGTATTAATTATATTTCTTTTAGATGCAATTCTTAAATCATTACAATTTTCACAAAAATATGCATTATCTGATTCTAATCTTTCAGCTTGTTTAAATAGATTGTAAGCATCATCAAGTGATTTAATATCTGAATTAATATCTAATAATAATACATTATTATTCTCTTTAGTATAATATTCTTTTAGACATGCTAACAATTTACATTTAACACGAATATTTATTGTAATACCAAATATTGATCCAATACTCTTAGATTCACTGTCTATTTTTTTTATTTCCGTATCAATAATATCCAATAAATATATAATAAATTCTGTAGAATCTTGTTGATCATAACCTGTAAATATTTTACATTGTTCATCTAAGACTTTTTTTATTTCAATTGGTGATATAGGTCTATCACTTGATGTATTATAATAATTATTAATAAATTGAGCAAATGTATCAATTAACGGTGAATCTTTTGCATAATAAAGTATAATGTCACAAAAGTCTTTATTTTGAATTAACATTTGTAATCCAGCATTTAAATAACATGTATTTCCTATATTATTAAGACCTTTCATTATTATAATAACATTAGAAAATAACAATCTTTTAATTATTTTTAAATTATTTTATAAATTGATATAATAAAAAATTGAAATAATAAGTGTTCGATAGTTTCATAATATAATTGACTCATAAAACATGCCCGTTTCGGATGCACTGGATTACTCAGATGAAGTCCCACCCCGAACTCTATCACCTAAGCGTGTCTCTATGTGGTGTCTGCACAACGGACAAGGCGCCTGTGCGGAAGAATGTCAATACACGCACCGCACAGGGCTCAAGTGCTTAATGAAGCATAAGGTGAGGCTTCCTTAAGCACAGCTTGGCAAAAATAATTTTATTTTTAGAATAAATAGTCATAATAATATATATATCGGAACTGATGATAGCACTACTTTCTTCACCATCATATAAAAATTGAAAATATATATTTTTACATATTTTTATATATTATTAAGTGCAATCGCCCACATGACACCTGAGCAAGTTAATGAGACTATGAATGACCTTCAAGAAAGGTTTAATCTAGCAACAAGTGATCCGTATACGACACCTTTCCTAATTGCTCGTCATAAGAAGCAACTTAATGCATCGATTGTAGCAATTTATAAGGCACTCGAACTTGCTAATAATAATTAGGAGTTCCAAGTCCAAGTTAAATTTTTAACTTTTCTATAATGGTATTATACAATGGCGAAGGATAAAGTAAAATAAAATTTTACTTTCTTCTTCACTATTAGAGGTGAAGAAAGGACTTTCTTCGCCTCCAATATCTATAATATATTATATAATAATGGTATT